GTTAGTACAGAGACAGCTACTACCACACCAGTAATGATTGTTAAAACTTTAGACGCTCTAATATCACTTGGACCTGGTGATATATTAAGAGATGAAGATAATCAACTTTTAGGTACTGTTAAAACAGTTGATTCAGCAACCCAAATAACATTAGAAGCAAATTGTGCTAATGTAAGCGCTGTAGATAAATTAGTGTATAACACAACACCAATAACACTACTGTTATCATTCGAAAAATAAAACAAATTAAATTAACTTAAATTAAATAAAATGGCAAAAAAAGAAAAAATTGTAGACTTAAAGTCTAAACCAGAAAAAATTACAGACGAACAGTTAACTAGAGTTCAGAGAACAATAAATACTATAAATAAATCTCAATTAGAGATAGGTTCTATGGAAATAAAAAAACACGAACTATCACATCGTGTTGCTGCAGCTAGAGATGAGTTAACTTTAATTCAAGATGAATTTGAAAAAGATTACGGTACATACGATATTAATATTCAAAATGGTACTATAAATTATAAAGAAGAAAATGGCGAAGTTAATAAGAAAGATTAGTGTAGGTAAAGATTACAAGAATGACGCCATGCATTACGCTGTTGGTCAGGAAGTTTATGGTGGACATACTATTTGTGATATAATAGAAGAAGACGATAAGTATTCTGTTTTTATCAAAAAGAATAAAGATGTCTTACCATGGAAAGACTTTAACAAAAATATGGCGGTATCCGTCGAATATAACTTAGAATATTAAAATTATGAGCACACCATTTAAAATGAAAGGTAATCCAATGCAGAGAAACTTTGGAATAGGAGATTCACCAATGAAACAGAAGGAAGAAAAAAAGACATCATCAACAAAACCTCCTAAAGTAAGAAGAAATCCAAAAACTGGAAAACAAGAAATGCACACTGGCTCTAAAACAAATCCAGTTACAGGAAAAAAGACAGAAACTTATAGCGCATACTAATGAAAAGTGTATACAACTTTGTTGTAACACCAATAGGAGAGCGGTATAATAATAAAAAAAAGATTGGTGGATTAGAATTAATAGTAAACACTGATATTTTTAAGCATGAGTTTGTTAATAGATTAGCTAAAGTTATATCAACCCCAATAATTGGTGAAACAAATATACAGCCAGGTGATACAGTTATAGTACACCACAATGTGTTTCGTAGATGGAATGATGTTAAGGGTAGAGAGAAAAATAGTAGAAGCTACTTTAATGAATCTACTTATTTTATAAACCACGATCAAATCTTTTTATATAAAAGAAAAAACGAGTGGATAGCTCCAAAAGGTTATTGCTTTGTAAAACCTTTAAAAGCTGTAGATAAATTTAATATTGAAACTGAAAAACCTTTACAAGGTATTGTTAAGTATTCAGATGGTACTGTAAGTGTTAATGATTTAATTGGTTTTAAACCAAATAGCGAATATGAATTCGTCGTTGATGGCGAAAGATTATATAGAGTTTTATCAAATTTAATTACAATCAAATATGAATATCAAGGAAACGAAGAAGAATATAATCCAAGCTGGGCGAAAAGCGGTTAACGAGTTGATTAAAGTTGCTGAAGAAAAAATTATCACAAACACAGAAGACGATGTTTCTGCTGATAGATTAAAGAATGCCGCAGCTACTAAAAAACTAGCTATATTTGACGCGTTTGAAATACTTAACAGAATTCAAGAAGAAGAAAATCTTTTAGAGGGTAAAACACCTGAAGAGAAGAAAGAAAGAGTTTTTAAAGGATTTGCAGAAGGAAGATCTAAGTAATGTACGAACAAACTTTATATAAAATAATCGAACCTGTTAAGAAAACGACTATTAGTCGTCTTAATAAAGGTAAAAAATGGAAATATGGATACAATAAAGAACATGATATCGTTGTTATCTCAAAAACTGGAAAAATTGGTGAGATATATGAGATCCAAGGCTTGCAAATTGGCTTGCCATTGGAACCAATGCGAGGAGTGCACGTGCACCCCAAAAACAAATGGGTAAAACAAGAGTATCCTAAGGAATTAAGTAGGATAAAAAATATATTTGATTGGAGAAATTATCCGGATGAACAAAAAGAACATTGGTTCGATTATATAGATGAAGAGTTCAAAAGAAGAGATGAAGGTTTTTGGTTTACTAATAACGGAAAAGCAACATACATAACAGGAGCACACTATATGTATCTTCAATGGAGTAAAATTGATGTTGGAGCTCCAGACTTTAGAGAAGCAAATAGATTGTTCTTTTTATTTTGGGAAGCATGCAAAGCAGATAAAAGATGTTATGGTATGTGTTATCTAAAGAACAGAAGATCAGGGTTTTCATTCATGTCATCTGCAGAAACAGTTAATTTAGCCACTCTTGCAAGTGATAGTAGATATGGTATACTATCTAAAACAGGTGCAGATGCTAAGAAAATGTTTACCGATAAGGTAGTGCCAATTAGTATAAACTATCCGTTCTTTTTCAAACCAATACAAGATGGTATGGATAGGCCAAAATCAGAGCTCGCATATAGAGTGCCAGCTAGTAAGTTTACAAGAAAGAAGATTACGGCTAACGAGAAATTAGAAGATATACAAGGACTAGATACAACTATTGATTGGAAGAATACAGGGGATAACAGTTATGATGGTGAAAAACTTAATTTACTAGTACACGATGAAAGTGGTAAGTGGGAAAGACCTGATAACATATTAAACAACTGGAGGGTTACAAAAACATGTTTAAGATTAGGTAGTAGAATAGTTGGTAAGTGTATGATGGGTTCAACATCAAATGCTTTAGACAAAGGAGGTGATAACTTTAAAAAATTATACAATGCATCAGATGTCACTAAGCGAAATAGAAATGGTCAAACAAAATCTGGTTTATACTCTTTGTTTATCCCAATGGAGTGGAACTACGAAGGATTTATTGATGAGCACGGAATTCCAGTATTCACTACTCCTGACAGCGATGTGCTCGCCCCAGATGGTGAACTAATAGATATAGGCGTAATAGATAGTTGGCAAAACGAAGTAGATGGTTTAAAAGACGATCAAGACGCGTTGAATGAATTTTATAGACAATTTCCAAGAACAGAAGAACACGCGTTTAGAGATGAAACAAAAAATAGTATATTTAATCTTGTTAAAATATACGAACAAATAGATTATAACGAAGAAATGTCTAGAACTCTTGGAATTACAACCGGTAATTTTCAGTGGGTTAACGGGGTTAAAGACACGCAGGTTATATTCTATCCAGATTCAAAGGGTAGATTTAAAGTTAGCTGGGTTCCATCTCAGCAACTACAAAATAGAGTTATATTAAAAAATGGTGTGAGATATCCTGGTAATGAACACATGGGAGCGTTTGGTTGCGACTCTTATGATATATCGGGAACCGTAGATGGAGAAGGTTCTAAAGGAGCACTACACGGCTTAACCAAGTTTAGTATGGAGGACGCTCCTGCGAATAGCTTCTTTTTAGAATACTTATCAAGACCACCTACGGCAGAAATATTTTTTGAAGATGTATTAATGGCATTAATTTTTTATGGTATGCCAATACTAGCAGAAAATAATAAACCTAGACTTTTGTATTATTTACGACGTAGAGGTTATAGAGGTTTTAGCATGAATCGACCTGATAAAGTTTGGAATAAATTATCTGTAGCAGAAAAAGAGATAGGTGGTATACCAAACTCAAGTGAAGATATAAAACAAGCTCACGCAGCTGCAATTGAAATGTATATACAAGATCATGTTGGTTTAAAACAAGACGGAACTTTTGGTGATTTATATTTTAACAATTTATTAAATGATTGGGCTAAATTTGATATAAATAAAAGAACTAAGTTTGATGCTACTATAAGTAGTGGTTTGGCTATCATGGCAAACAATAGACACTTATACGCACCTAATGCTAAAATTGAAAAACCAAAACTAAATATAAATATATCCAGATATAACAATACTGGAAGTAATTCACAAATAATAAAATAAATATGGCATACTCTGGCATTAAAAGTTATTTTCCTAGTCAAACAGTAAGCGATGCTGAAAAACTAAGCTATGACTATGGTTTAAAAGTAGCTAAAGCAATAGAAACAGAATGGTTTAATAATGATAGAAGTATTAATAAATAC